GTTCTTTATGTACAAGTCATCAACGAGTTAGTCGTCCCAGATGCAGTATCATCAGCACATATTTTGGTCTCTATTAGTGCTGGTGATGATTTTGAATTAGTTAATCCACGAGGTGAAAACATTCAGGTTTTCCCTGATCCTATTGTCACTATTAGTGGAGAATCTAAGATTGATATCTCTTCTCTCTTTAAATATGAGGTTCAAGCCTCAGCTACAGAGATTACCCCAGTGGATGAGAATTCACCTGAGGGAGAGAATGTCGTTGATGTTACCACTGCAGTAGTAATAACGAGACCAGAAAAACCTCTTATGTACTATGGAGAAAGAATCATGTCCATCAGACAATTACTCAAAAGGTCGTGACTGTGGAGAACCATGGGTGTTTTCACAGCCGCTACAACGGCTGAGAAGTACTCGTGGGTGATGAAAGCTTTTCCTACTACTGGAGGTTATGATCCTGCTGGGCAGGATTCTGCCGTTGGTCCCATCCCATTCTGGTATAATAATTCTACGTATTTAACGTATTTTAAGTATTACTTTGCTGGATGGAGAGGATCAATTCGCTACAAGTTTTGTCCTAACTCTGAGATTCATAATATTTACGCTCAGAGATATACTGGAGCAACAGCTCGTGCTACTGCTTCTACATTTCGTCCTCTAACAACTCAGGCTGTTTTGAGAGGACAATCAACATCAGTTTCTGCCCATAATGGCATAATTGATGCAAAACATAGTAGCGCTGGTTCTGCTCTTACTCAGAACAGAACAATGGATGCCTTGGAGGTTGAGATTCCTTATCACATAAATCTAAGGTTTTCCCGAACACATGCTGTTTTTAACGCTGTGAACACCAATACAATTGGAAACGCATATCCGGGAGGGGATGCATTTGTGCTTTTAGCACATACCCCTTATTCCGCCTCATCCGTTTTCAATTGTGCAGTCTATGTCGCTGCAGGCGAAGATTTTAATTTCTTCGGGCGTGTTGGTGCGCCGGTGCTGTATAGCTACGCTTTACCAGCATCAGCATAGTAGTCTTAAATAGGACGGAGGGGTCCTAGCCGTGAGCGACGGTGACGCCCATGAAATATTAAGTTTGTGACTTTTCAACCATGATATTTCATGGGGAGTTTTTATC